GAAGGAGCTGTACGGCATGAACTTCACTTTGATCTGGGACACCTCGCCGGGCTTCTCGTCGAGTGCGTTGACGTCCCCGTCGATGATCGCCGTGAGCTGGTATTCGGGATTGTTGACGCCGCGGACCGAATTGTCCTTGCGGACCCGCACGTCGAACCCAGTCGAGCTCAGGCCGATGAGCCCGGTCAACGTCTGCGACACCGATCCAGACGCCGTGTCCCCGTAGAACGTCGCCTCGACAGACGACGTGCCCAGCCCGGCGCGGAAGCGCCGGCTGGTGTCGCCCATCGCCGTGACGTCCCTGGACTCCTGGCCGTCGTTCACGACCACGCCAACGCAGTGGTCAGACAGATCCACCCAGTTGACCAGAACCCGCGCGTTGTAACTGACGATTATCGCCATGGAAATCCTCCTCTAGCTCCGTTCCTTCACGGCTTCGAAGTTGATCGAAAAGTGGTGCTCGTTGTCCTCGTCATCCGGAGCCAGATAGATCGGGGGCTGTAGTGCCCGGACGAGTAGATACCGCGTTGCCCCAAGCGTCGTGTTTGCCAGATTGTCGAGTGCCTGGTAAACGTCCTCGGCCAACTGCCGCGCGTCCTGGAATTGCTCGTACTGCCCGATGACCCCGACGTTGAACCGCGGCGTTTCTGCCACCGGATCCCCGAGGCTCGGCCCCATCGCCCGCAGCGGCGGCCGCCCGCCGTACTCGAGCACCATCGTCTGTATGATCGACTGGTCCGCCGTCTCCGGAACGGGCAGCATCCAGAGGTTCGTCCCCACGGTCAGGCCGAGGCCCGCGCCGGCGAGGTAGTTCGTGATCTCGTCCAAAAGCATTACTCACCGGCTCCACCGGCCAACTTCCCGCCGATCGAGTTGCGGATGCCGTCGGCGAGCCTGCCGAGCATCCCCTTCTCGGCTGCCATGAGCGGGCGCTCGAGGTACTTCCATTCCCCCGTAGTCGCCCAGTGCCGGTAGCGCTTGCCGGTCGGACTCACGCCGCCAGTCTTTCCCGCTCGCGGATTCTCATGCACAGCCGCTGCATAGGGCCCGTAGTAGCCGAGCTCGACCGAAACCGAGTCGCCCTCAGTCTTCGCCTCGGCCACAAACGCCTTGCTCTGCAGCAGCGACGTATCGACCGGGACGAAGTTCTTCTGGCTCTCCTGCTTGATCTGGGTCGCCTCGGCCACGAGCGCCTGCGCTACCGCCGGCTTGATCATGTCGGCGTAGGCGGCGAGGCTCTTGAGGACCCCATCCAAGCCCGTGATCGTCACCGTGCCGGCCATCAGACGTAGACCTCGAAGTGGTGCGGCCCCTCGTGGTCGTAGTGCGGCTCCACGCTGATGATCGGCGGTGTCCTCGGCACGAACTGCGCCGGGAGCGTGATCCGATCGCTGATCCCGATCACGGCTGCCGTCGAGCCGTCTACGTCGTACTGAGGCGTGAAGATCCGCGTCTTGGAGATCACGTCTTTCTGCTGCGCGTCCTTGACGATTTGTTTCGTGAACTCTATCCGGGCCTGGAATGTCGAGGCGCTCGTAAACGTCCGCTTGCCGTAGCCATCCGGGCCGGAGGTAGAACAGTGCTCGACCACGATTTCGTGGATCATCGGCTCGAGGAACTGGGTGTCAAGTGCCATCAACTCAACTCGTCGCTCACGGTCCCCTGCGTCGTGTCAAGATGACCCACGTCGGCGTTGTCCAGTAGATCCACGGTGAAGGACGGCGCCACCAGGGATTCGTCCTGCTCGGTCGCCTGCTTGTCTGCGACCAGGATTCCGCCGGCGGTCGGCATGGCACCGAGTATGCTGCGGCTCGCGTGACCGACCGCCGTGGCGATCTCTCGGAACTGCTTGTACTTCTGCGAGTACTTGATCGAAAGCTGGCCTTCCGTGAGGTCCGCCTTGCGGGCGTATTGAGCCGCAAGGCGGTCCGCACAGATCGATGCCGCAACGCGCACGCTCCCCGCTTCGCTCAGGGCGAATTCGATCTCTTCGTTCGTGAGCAGAGGATCCGACGAGACCGTATCGCCAAGGTAGAATCTGACCTTAGATACGTCGTCCGGCATCGTGTCTTGATACGACCAGCTCATCGAGAAGCCATGTAGCTCACGGTTGCCGTGCTCGCGGCCGTAGATGCGATGATGCTGAATCCACGGGCGCCGCCGAGTTCCGTGAAGGTAAACGACGTGTTGCCGGCGAGCGTCCATCCGGTCGAGTTGCCAGACGTGGTGTGGATGTCCAGATAGAGTCCGCCGACTCCAATGTTGTTGAGTGCAATCGTGCGCGCGCGGAATTCGAGATTCGTCCCGCCGGTTGTGCTCGCAGGCGTCCCGAAGGAGACGGCGGCACCACTCGTGGTGGTCGTCAGCGTGCCGATAAGGGGCATGGGCCACCGCCCCCTAGACGTTCAAGGTGTAATAGATCGGGTAGACCACCGCCTTGAATGTCGAGAGTCCCGTGCTGCCATCGACGACGTAGCTGAGACGCTTCTCGGTGCTCGCATCGCAGGCGTACAGTCGCGGGAAAAAGCCACCCTCGGCGTCTCCGGTGCTGCCCGCCGTGGTCCCGGTCTGCCAGCCACCGAGGAGCGTCCCGGTGTAGTTGGCCGACACCCACCAGCCAGCGCCAGCACCAGCAGAACTCGACACCGTAGACAGATTGGCCGTGATGCCGGTTGAGCCAACCGGAAGACTCGCGACAAAGCCAGAGGTGCCGGTCGCCATCAGGCCAAGGCTCAGTGTCCCGGTCGAAGCGCCGGCCGTCAGAACCTTGATGATGAATCCGGATACGACGTCGTTCGCGCCGAACACAAATCCACTCGCGAATTCGGCGGTGCTCGCCGGCGCGGAGATCGTGACCGCTGGCCCCATCTTCGGGAATCCAGGCATGTCCTGGCTGATCTTCCCGACGTGGACGACCCCCTTCGACAGCCGATTGCTCATCCTTTACCTCCCGGTGTGGGTGCGTACGCCGCGAGATGCGGCGGTCTTGTCGAGATGAAGCGGGGCCAGTTCGTTCTCGATCCGCTCACGCCGTTCCACGCGCTCGTCCTCGGCCCTCGGGTCCAAGCGTTTGTTGGCGTGCCGCTCGCGGCCATGATTCGCGAGCGCCTCGTCCGTGATGAACTCCACGCCACAGACACCGCAACTGACGACCGTGGCACGCTTCGACGCCTGCGCGACGTAACCCAGTCGGACCAGCTTCTCGTCGTTCACCATGCCGGCGAGCTCGATAAGCTGCCCGCGGTCCAGGGGTTGTCCCGCCCCTGGACCGTAGGTCATCGATCGGCGGGCGTAGTATCGGTTTGACACTGACGCCTCCTTGCTATCGTTACGCCACGACGCTAGAGCAGAACGTCCCGGCCTTCGAGACCAGAAGCTTCTGCTGGTAGTAGCTGTTCGCCTCGAAGATGTCGATCTCGCGCTCCTCGTCACGCATCCGCTTGATGTACTGCGCGGCGCCCGGAACGCGCTGCCATACAACGGTGTAGCCGGCGGCCGGGGTCTCGAGCGACGGCGAATTCGGAACGTACATCAGCAATGCGTTCTTGCCCCACACGCGCGAGTAGCTGACCGAAGCCTCGGCCGTCCCCTCGAGCGTGGTGGTGTAGATCGAACTGCCGATGTGGACCCGATCCACCTCGATCATGCCGGCGAACACGTCCGGCCCGATCGGTCCCTTGATCGGCGACGTGTACTTGAGCATGTCCACGATGTCCGGGTGGTACTTGAGCTGAGTCCAGACGGCGCGGCCGATCACGAAGGCGTTCGGATCGCGCCCGAGGCTGCCCTGCACGCTGTCGCGCCAGCCCTGGATCTCGGTGAGCGGAGACGACCCGGAGTAGTTCGACCACACGACCGAAATCGTCTGATCGCTGCCCCAGACGGACGTGGTGAACAGATTCGTCGAGAACGCCACCTCGCGCGCCATCATCAGCTTATCGGTAACGAAACGGACCGCGAGCCGATCCTGGTCGTACGGCTGGTCCGCGTTGTCCCTCACTTCGTCGGGGACCTCGTGGCGGTAGGAGAACCGATCGCAGAAGTACTTCGTGGTGTTGTCCACCGTGTAGCCGCCACCCACGGACTTGGTCGCGGGCGAGCGGAGCGCGGCGGCATCGCGGAACCATGCGGACTGGTTGATCTGCGCGATGATCCCCGACTGCTTTGTTACGGGCAGGACAGGGAACAGGTTGTCAGCGATGTACTCCGCGTTCGTGTACGCCACACTGACGTTGGTCGCCAGCGCGTCAACGTGTACTTGACTCGAGGTAGGCTGCATTTGGGTTTCTCCTTACCCACCGATGACGTAGTTGAAGCCACCGAGCAGATCGACCTCGATGAGCTGTCCTGACGCCCCGGTGCTAGCGGAGCGAGCGATCCCGAGGACACGGTCCCCGGACGTGGTAACGGCGAACGCCCTGCCGAGTGCGTTTGCAGCGATGTACGCACCGAACGCAATCGCGGCGGAAGAACTCGCCACGCACTTGCTCCGACCCAACATCCGCACCGTCACGGCGTGCGTGGAGCTCGACGTGTTCTGCAGGATGCCGACCGCCGCGAGCAGCCCCGTCCCGGTCGAACTGGTGCAGATCCCGGCGAGCTTGTTCGTCCCACTGATGCCAGTGGACATGGCGATGTAGAACTGCTTGGACGAGAGATCCTCAGCAGCGTAGAAGGTCTCGTCCCAGACGACTGCGGACTGATTTGCCATAGCGCTCTCTCCTTACGTGGACCCGATGACGTAGTTGAACCCGCCAAGGAGGTCGCACTCAATGACCTGGCCTGACGCCCCAGTGCTCGCTGTACGAGCGACCCCCAGGACGCGGTCGCCGGACGTGTTGCAGGCGATTGCCGTGCCCCAGGTCGTACTCGTCACATAGTCGCCATAGGCGATCGTCCCAGACGAGGTCGCAATCACCTTTGTTCGACCCATCAGCCGCACCGTCACCGCATGGGCTGAGCTTGATGCGTTCTGCAGCACGCCGATCGCGCATATGTTTCCCGTTCCTGTGGAACTGGTGCAGATCGACGCAACCTTGTTCGCCCCGTTAACCCCAGTGCTCTTGACGATGTAGAACTGTTTACTGCTGAGGTCTGCGCCCGCGAAGAAGGTCTCGTCCCAGACGAAGGTCTCGTTAGCCATCTCGCGTCACCCTCACTCGGCCTGATCGGAAGGCGTCGCTCCGCGGGTGACCGCGCGCGAGTACTCCCGATACAGCGTCGGCTCCTGCCGAGCCACCATCGCGTACGCCTCATCGATCGCGATCTTGCCGGCGCCCTTCGAGACGATCTCCTGCGCGGCCCGCTCGAATCGCATCAGCGGCGATTCGTCGCCACCGTCGCCGGACTTCCCGACCTCGGAGAACAGCTTCCCCTTGTCGATCTGCGCCGACGCGGCCTTGAGCAGCGTCAGCAGCGACTCGAAGTCCTCGGCCTTCGCCACGTCCTTGACGCGCTTCAGCAGCTTGCCGAGGTCCTCGGGCTTGCCCGGAACGTTCGGCATCTCCTTGCGCACCTTCTCGACGTGCTCGGCCTCGGCGCGCTCGTCGCGCATCTTCTTGATCTCTTCGGCCTGGTCCTGAAGCTGCTTACGCACGGCCTCGGGGAGTGCCGCCATCGCGCGCTTCTCGATCTCTTCGGGCGTGTCCAGCCGCTTCAGCAGCGCGTCACGCTCCGCCTTGACGGTCTCGACTTCGGCCACCGCCGCGTCGAGGTCGGCCTTCAGCTTCTCGTCCATTACGTCCTCCTTGGGCCGACCATCGGCCGCCTTGCCCATGTCGTCTGCGTCGGGTTCCATCCCAGGCATCGGCTGCCCACACTTCGGACAGACCTTCTCGCCCTTCTTGACCTGCTCGTCGCACTTCTTGCACTGAGCGAAGCCGTCCACATGCACCTCCGCTGCGCTTGGCTGCTGTTTCTCGGTAGCCTCGGCGGACTTGTACAGCACGACGCGCGCGGCCTCGTTCGCCGGGGAGTCCACGAGAGACACCCGCTTCAGCCGCAGCCGCCGCAGTGCAGTCGCCAT